TATCCCCTGTGTGCCTTGATTTTTGTAAAAGTTCGGATTGCGGTAGATTGCTGTTCATGGGCTGTGCCCCAAGTTGTGCCCTTAGTTGTGCCCATTCGTGTCTTAATTCATTGATTTCCTTTTCAATACCTGTGTCCTTACTTGTGCCCTTGGTTGTGCCCATTGGATTATATTCTTCATATTTACATAAGGTTATAAGGTTCATTCCTTGATTGCACTCAACAGTTATCATACCTTTCTTTCTAAGATGCACAAGAAAGGAACGCACCTTCTTTTCAGACCATTTCCAACGCTGTGACAGAAATCTTATGGATGCAGGATATTGACCTCTTGAATAAGAGATTTCTCGACCTCCGATACTCTCCTTTCGGGGCGTTGCCTCAAATCGTGCAGACTGAATTAAGTCTAACCACGCTTCGCAACTGCTAAAAGTACGGGCTTCATTCCACATTTCATTCGAGAAAAACCTGCGGCTTAGCCTCAAAAATCCTTCGTCCATAGTCTTAGAATCTCACGTTAGTTAATTGCCTTCCGTTAGAAAATACAGCCCACTTACCATTACCGCTATCAAACAATCGTAAATCCGACACCTCTCCGAAACGTTTGATGTTACCGCATAAATCCACAATCCATCCACATTCTTTAGAAGGATGCGGGCGGATGGCACGACCGACTATCTGATACCACATGGCAAGTGACATTGTAGGACGTGCCATAACGACCGTATCAAGTTCCGGATAGTCAAAGCCAGTCGTAAGTACACCCACATTAGCTACTACTGGAATTTCACCAGCTTTGAACGCCTCAAGAATATGTTCACGTTCTTTCTTAGGAGTATCACCTGAAACGATAGCGCAACCGGGTATTGACATCGTTAACCGTTCCGCTTCTTTCAAAAAACGGGTAAAGACCAAAATACCCTTCCGTTTTCCTCCGGCTTTGGGATTCATCAGCCTTTGGACGATATGAACGAGATAACCGTAGAAGTCTATCCGTTCATATTCTTTTTGAACTGACCTATCCGTATAGTCGGCACCAGTAGTATTTACTTTCAAGTTAAGTTCATTCCACCCTGAAGGATTCATTGAATAGTAATCCAACTTCGCCAAGTAGCCCATATCTAATAGGGTTGATACCTGTACATGATAAATGACCTCTGAAAAGACATGAGGTTTTGTCCGAGTGATAAATTTCAGCATGGAGCCGAAATCACGACTGGAGCTTAAACGGTATGGCGTTGCTGTCAGCCCAAGAACCTTACACTTCACTGCATCAAAAAAATCCTTGTACATTCCCTCTTTGGGGTTTACAAGATGACATTCATCCACAATGATGTTCTTGAAGTGGGTAAACAGTTCGGGATGATTCTTCACACTGCCGATGGTGGCAAATGTTATCCGGCTTATCTCCTTTGAGTTAAAGGATGATGAATAGATACTGCAATCAAGAATACCGTATGAACAGAGTTTCTTGAAATTCTGTTCGAGTATTTCCTTCGAGGGCTGGAACACCAAGGTATGACCGTCAAGCCTTGCGGCTATATCTGCTATGATAAGCGACTTTCCGCTGCCCGTAGGTAACACCATAATGGCATTTGTTTTCTTCGCCTTGTTATTGAAGAAAGAAACGGCAGCATCAGAGGCTTTCTGTTGGTAATCACGTAGTTTGTACATATCTATCTTCTGATTTAATGATAAAAGGGAAATCCTCACTAAGTTTGGAAAGAAATATCCGGATTATATAAGCCTGTTCCTTACTTAATCCAACCGGAGAGAATGAACCATCATCATTCTTGACCATCATAACAAATGTTCCTGCTTCCAAATCATTCATAACCCTTTCTCCTTTCGTAATTTCTTATTAAGGGCCTTGTAATACTTGATTAGCTGTTCGTACTCAAAATCAGTCATTTTGGAAGTGCTGGCAACTTTGACTTTCAGCAAATCAAACTTCTGTTGACCGATTTTAGTAATTAGATTCACCCGATAGCCTTCCAAATGGTCGGCTTTGAACCTGTTGCAGTGACGGCACTCAGCATGGCAGTTATTTTCATCGAAACGTGTCGCCAGGTGTGTGCGGCTGAAATAGTGCCCGCAGTCCGCTTGTGTAAACGGCTTTATCTGTCCACATGAAATACATCGGAAGAAACCGTTTGGCATACAATCACGAAGCCGGATGAAAAGAGAAAACTCCTTGTCGAGTTTAGCTTTCAAATCCGGCTTCTTTTTCACTGTTACCCCCGCTTTATCAAACAGTGGCAGAGGTTTTTCTTTTTTCTTAGCCTTTGTTCGTTTTATGTAGTATGGCATTGTTTCAACAATTTATTTATCTCTCTTATTTCTATCTCCTTCCGACGAATAGAAACGTTTAAATCATGAACTTTTTTATCGTTGCTCACTATAGCAAGCCTTTCTCTATAGGCCTCTATCTTATCAAAGGAAGAATCTCTTAGGTTTTGCAATTCTTCTTCTGACAGACCTATTATTTTATCTTTAAAAGTATCTGCGTATGTCTTCATAATTTAGCCAATTAAAAGCCCCGAAGCGTATTCTCCGGGGCAAAACAACCATTATTCACTAACCCTTGCCATTTATGTGTGGCTCACATTTATGAGGGATAAGCGGGAGTCGAACCCGCACAAGTATCGTCTGCTTTCTCGCTTTCATCCGTAGATTGGTTATCCTACGATCTTTAAACTACTCAACCTGTTACTTACAACTACGGTCTTGATGATTTCCATTTCTATGTACACTTGAAAGTTCCATTCATTTAGTCTTAGCACCCTATGACCATTTTATCCCTATGTGGTGGTAACAGGACTTGAACCTGCATGATAGGAGCTTTTTAGTTTTTACAATGAGTGGAATCTCGCCACCTATACCTGCCTTTATATGTTTTTACATCGGGCTACTGCTTATATTACCCCCCCGTTACCGACAACCTATCTATGAGATATTAAACTTTAGCGTCTACCAATTCCGCCATACCACCTAACTGTTACTTATTCTTCAGTCTCGCCTTCAACGATAATTGAAAGCTGACCGCAAGCGGCACCGTTTTCAATTTCTGACTTTGTTGCAATGGCTACTGCATAATCGTAGCCCATCTTTTCAAGTTGTTTTTTAATCTCTTTCATGATTCTGTAAATTAAATTGTTTATACTAAATTCACTCCCTCGATAATTCCATTACCAAGGTTGTTTTTCTCTGATATGTTATTTGTATTGATTGGAGACAACTTCACAAAAAAAGTGTTCCTTATCAAAATGTTTCTCCAGCTTATCCGCATCAAAATCAGATTCATCCACCAATGTTAAGTTGATAGTTGTTTTCAGATTACTTTCTGTTCTTATTTGCCCAAGTTCATCAATAGACATTTTCTTCGGATAAGGAATAAGCCAGCCTCTCTTTTCTTCGTCAAAACTGTGTAAGCTAATCTGTAGTGTCACATTGCCTTTCACAAAAGAGAAGTCGCTATCTTTAATGCCAATCGTTGAAATGTAATGGTGAGTATTTGGGAATATTTCCGTAATACGTTCAATTGCTTTTTTTACGGCTTCTATATTTAAGAAAGGCTCACCCATACGAGTGTAGTTAATCTTAAATTCTTTGGAATCATTCGGGTTGTAACCTGCGCTTCTTATAGCAAACAATACTTGTTCTACAATCTCATCTGCTGTAAGATTGCGGTATTTCTTCATATTACCAGTGGCACAGAACTTACAACGTACAGGACAACCGCTCATGGTTGAAACTCCAATCATCCATCTTTCAGCGCGACTTCCGAGATTGTTGTTATCAAGGAAATTCTGTTTTCTTCCTATCGCATCTTTTGTGTAATATGGAAGAAAGGTATCAGTTGTTTCTACCAGCATACCATCTTCAAGCCGCAAGCAGTAAACTGTACCATTTTTTAAAACTTTTACTTTTTACTATATTCATGATTGTATTTTTATGGGTTTTCCAGCTATATCTTCACAGACCGAGCAGGCTGGTTAACAAAGTTATTCCATATAAGCCATTGAAAACTCTTTCGGAATAAACCGCCCAACCGGGATAGGTTTGGCAGATTCAATGGCTGCATGGATTTCTCTTTTGTTGAACTCATGTCCCTTTTCTTTGGCTTGCTTCTCACATTCTTCCTCTTTATTTTTGAGGTAGTGGGTAATAAGCATCATCGCCCTATCAACATTAAAAGTATTCACTACGAATGTTTGAGTACGTTGCTCTTCGTCAAATGTGATTTTCGTTTCAATCTGATAGAACTTCTTTTCATCCGGTTTAGATTCTTCGTCACTATCCTCGGTCTCATCGTCCATCTTGTCAACGTACTCTGCCATTGTGATTTCATTTTTAAGATAAGCAATCGAAGCATCATCGACTTTACGCTCTTTCAGATTATCAGTAAGAATCACGCACGAATCAAACTCCTTTGCCATCGTTAAGGTGAATCCCGATTGATAATTAAGTTCAATGTAGTCTCTCAAAATAAGGCAGACATTCTCCAGGCCGGTAGCATAAAGCAGGAATTTGTACTTCTTGTCACCTATCTGTGCCTGTGCAAGATAGGGATATAAGAACTTGTTTTCGTTCTCAAAAGCTAAACGCTTCTGACTACTGACTTCCACTTCTTTGATGCCATCCGCTTCCATACTGAAACGAATTTTTGCCAATAGGTCTTGGTCTATCAGAGAACCACGATCAAAAAGGACTTCATTACGTTCAATGTTTACCGTTTCGCCGGTATCTTCATCTATGAAAGATTCCTCCCATGTTTTGAGAACACGCTTTGCAAGGTACATATTGAGCATCTTCTTTGGGTCGGATGTCACGTACCGTTTTTCTGTTTTTCTTGTTTCTATCATAACTAAATAAATTCTTGATTTCTTTGTATTTCCTGCTGGGCGTATATCAGCATTTGATGTTCATTGGCGGCCGGTAAATAGATACCTGCTACTGATGCACTCCAATTGCGAAAGCGGTCAATGCTCAAAGTCATTTCACCCGTTGTCAGTTCAGCAGAACTACGCAAGTAAGTTACTTCTTTGCCTTTCTTGTTAACCGCCTTTCTCTCAAACAAATCACGGTTGCAAGTCCTCTTATAAAAGTCAATTTTTGCTTCATCGAGGCTGCAACCGTACTCACTACCGAAATACCCTAAAAGAAGATGCAAGTAGCTGTTTTGGGCAAGCGTGCGGTTAGGTAGTTTCTTTTTCACTTCCACCACCGCACGTTCACTAAACAGCTTGTTTACATACTCCTTGAACTTGGGTATTTCATAATGATTTGATAAATTAAATATCATTTTTCTTTTTCCAAATATAGCCACCAGCCGTTTTCCTTTTGCCGAGCGTACAAGCATTGATACTTGATGCAGCAACTTGTGTTTCAAGAGAAGCCACTTTTGCACTTTCAAATTCAGCTATATAATTCATTTGTAATCCAAATTGCACAACTGGAATTGAATGAGTTATAGACATCTTTCTTTTAAGAAAAACTTGAATGCTTTTTATTATACATTGGATGTTTTTCCCCTTTTCGGCTCATTGACATTCGTTTTTTAGTTTCTGCATTGATAACTTTACCTTTAGCAGATTTACTAAAACGGCTTTTAGTAATAGGATTATTATTGTTTTCCGTGCGAGTTACCCACCTTAAATTACAAACATTATTATCCGTTCTAATTCCATTAATGTGGTCTACCTCTGGTTTATTAAATGGATTGGGGATAAAAGTTTCTGCAACAATTCGATGTAACAGTCTTTTATCTTTTCTCAAAGTAACATAAACATATCCGTTCTTTACTCCAACATTTGGAGTAAGCACCTTATTAGGATTCCGAACTTTACCTGTATTAGAAACTTGATAATATCCATTATAACCTTTTACTGTTTTCCAAATCTCTTCCATATCATTCTTCAAGTCGAACAGCATACGTTAAAAAGGCAAATCGTCCTTTACATTGCCATTAGCATCAACCGGAGGCGGGAAATTCTGCGGCTGTTGCTGATAGGTCGACTGTGGCGCTGGCTGTTGTACCGATGTTGTTTGTTGGGATTGCGATACACCACCACGCGCATCTATTTTGTAGCACCGAATAGATGCCATACGTTTGAGTTCTCCGTCTTGATTCGTCCAAGAACGTCCTTGTAAGACAAATGATACAGTAACAACATCACCCTGATTAAAGCGGTCAAGTTCTGCACACTTATCGCCTGAAAACTCTAAGGGAATAATGTTCTCATACTCGCTACGCTCTCCCGTATAAGGGTCGTAAGTGGTAGCATCTAAAATGAACTCCCGTTTTGTAAACGAGGAACCACCGTTTTTGGATGGTATTTGAACAGTTTGTCCGATTTCGGTTATCCGTCCGGTTATTTGATTTGCCATAACCTAATATTACTGGTTCTTTTTATTACATATTGCAATCTCCACACATATCCACAAGGGAATCAAATTCTTCTCGTGAGTATTCAAATCCATTGATTACGATTACCTCGTTACCATTTTCGCCAAAATAAACTCCATCATTCATTTCCAAAGATTTTAGTGTCAGTTATCAATTCTCTGTTTTCTTCCAAGAACCGGATAAACTCCTCACAATGATTAGTAAGAATGGGAATATCACGTTCAGGATTGAAAACGTATGTTTCTGTATAGGTATCTATCACATAACCGCCTTTGTTGAACTCTACAATGTTGTACTCAAATGTCCGCACATCCGAACCGTTCTTCATCAAAGCGTATGGATAAACCAAATGTTGGTGATGGTCTTTGAACTTCCCTACAGTATAGCTTCCAGTTGTTTTGATGTCGTGGACGCTGGCCGGCATCAGCTCGTCAATTACCCCATAAACCAAAACATTGCCGTATGCGGTTGGAAGAATCGCTTCTACCCTTTGTTGGGTTAATGCTCCTTTGAAGTAACCGGAAAACTCTCGGCAAAGTGAGATTGGGAAAGTAAAAACACGATTATTATAGGTAGCTTTCAAACCTATAACCTCGTTGGTCTGAACCTCATCGTAATACAAAGGTTTACCTGTTTCGTCACAAGCTCCTTCGCGTATTACCTTATATACCTTTTCAACCTGCATAGTTTCGGATTTCCGATTTTCAACCATACAGTCAATAACCTCATTAAAGGCTGTTCCCTTGTCTGCCGCTTCGCTGTCGAATGGCTTGCGGTTGATACGGTCTATCAGTTCTTGAAACTGCTTCTGCCGAAACTCTTCTTCCGTACATGGTGGATTCTCACTCCACCCATAATAACGCTCATATATGACATCGCTATTAAGGTAATTGAAGTAAGAATCCAATAATGTTGCATATATACGATAGTTAGGCTGCATCTGAGTAGATTTTAGTTTCCTTATTGAATATCAGTCCCAAAGCCTTTACCTTTGCAGCAAACAAACTTCTCGCCATCATCAAAGAACTACCAACGTGTTCAAACTCATTAATATGAGAGGCGAACTCATTAGCGGACTTGGCATCAGTTATAAATTCGATACTTTCTTTGATTTCCTCTATCACCTTATCATACTTTTCCTGTGCCTCTTTCTTGGCTGCAAGCATACCCAAATACGAATTGATTATCTTGGCAGTGATAAAGTCGTTCTTGGCGGTTGGATTACCATTCTTGTCAAGAATGGTAGGAACCTCCATTACTGAAGGAAGATTGCAAGTATTCTTACCGTCATTTCTTGAAGTTGGGTCAAAAGTGATAGTACGTCTTTGGACGCCTTTTTCGCTTTTCATTTCAAGATAACCGAGCAAATCCAGTTCAGTAACGATAGAGTTGTAGGATTTTTCACGCAAGGCAGGGATAAAAACCGTATCATCACCTTCTTTTCTTGTGTCGCGATGGGCAACGAAAATGATGTGCTTGTTAAGCCCCGAAAGTGTTCGTGTCATCCATGAAAACTCTGCATTGATACCGCTCCAATCACGGATGGACGGCTGGCGGGTTCCACACTTGTGAGTAATGATGAAGTCCATCATCTTGCCGATGGTATCTACTACAATGGTCTGATAAGCGGACAAGTCCTCTTGAAGAACTTGCTGAACATCGCTCCATGAAGTGACCTGTACCGTGTCTATATTCTCCAAGTGCGCCATGTTCATGCGCTTCACGCCGTTATCGAAGTCCAACAGCAGCGGTTTCGGTGCGCTCAATGCTACCGTACTCTTTCCCATTCCGGCTTGACCGTAAATCATCATCTTCACGGTGGTCGGGATAACTAATTCATTACTTTTCTTAATCAGTGACATAATCGTAAATTTTATAGGGTTATTTGTTCAGATATTTACTCATTTTAAAAGCATTAATAGCGGATTGTATCTCGAACTTGGAATATATGATAGGAGAATTTCTGGATGAGCCTTTTCTTTTCTTATGCACCAATCCTTCTTTCTCTAACTTTTCCAAAAAGTTAGGTTCATACCCAAGTGTCTTTAACCATCTGAACGCTTCTCTTTGCTTGATTTCATCAGATACAGGAGACCGTTTCTTCTCACTGGCAGCTGCACCAAGCTCCGCCATGTCCATGCAGATATTTTTAAATTCAAATAATTCAAGTCTTACCTCCATACCGTCCAGTTCTTTCAATTCGTTCAACTCTCGTTCTTCGTCCCCTTCTCATATCGCCCTGTTCGTGATAGAGCGAAAAAGAAAAGATGCACAACAGGCAGAAAGCAACAGCCGACCTAATAGTAGGTGAAAAGTCCATCGTGAACTTCATACCAGCTATTCTCTCATATAGCATGGTTGCCAGTTCTCTGCCGTTCCTTACGTTCAAAATCTCAAAAGCTCTTTGCAGTTGGTTGTTTATCGTGCTGACCGCTCGGCATTTGAGGTTTGCAATTTCTTTTTTCTCATACCCTTGTGCATACATTCGTGCCGTAATCTCGCATTCAGGTGTAAGTTCATTAAAAACTCTCTTCATAATCGTGTAAGTCAGCTGATTAATAATTGCGAATAACCTCAATATATCCGGCTTCCCTGTTAGTGTCCACCGAATACAAAGTTTGCTTCTTGTCTATTATCCGATCAATCCTTGCCAGCCTGTTAAGATCAGCGGTACACCTGCGAAGCTGTCCGGCAAGTTTGTCGCTAAAGTCAAAGCTGATTCTGTCATTCTTCTTTTTCAGCTTTTTCTTGATTTCTGTTCTTTCTTTCAGTTCTTTTGCCATAAGAGTAAAATTTAATTAATGATTCGTGGATGGTAAGGGAATCGAACCCCTCTCAATCGTGCCAATTGTTTGCGCAACACGAAGCTCTAACCGATAAGCTAACCATCCGATTAAAAAAGGTGCACTATCCTCACGGACGGCACACCCAGTACAAACACAATATAAAACACGAATATCTAATCTATTATCAGAACAATGCTTTTAACCGCGTTCTTGAAATGATCAAACTTCCGGTTCAAATCACTCCAAGATTTATACCATGTATTTTTCTCTTCAGCTAATTTCTCGTTAGCCTCTTCCAGTTCCTGCACACGCCTTACTAAATCTTCATGCGTCATGCCTCTTAATTCTTCCACTGTCATAATCGTATAAATTTAAAATGTCGTTAAAAAGGTAGGAGTCGAACCTACTTCTTGTAAGCTAAATGAATATATAAATTAGAATATAAGTTAATACCAACAATTAATCGCTTACACGCATTCCAACAATGCTACTTCATAAATTACCGCCCAGCTGGTTTACAAGGTGATTGTGCACTCATCCCCATGCGCCTTGTGCCGGATTATAGGACTACCTTTTAGTGGTCTGTTTTAAGTTCTCTATAAGTTATTCTCATGAGCGACACACACCCTACACATATAACACTCATTATAGTGATAGAGAATATTTTCATAGGACTGTAAGTAGTAATAGCCCCGTAAAGCATACCGGCAGCACATATACTAACCAATATAGATAAAACGAATTGGATTGTTTTCATAATCGTATAAATTTAAATAAGTACCTGTACCCTAATCGAATAACAGAACCTTATTTCAGTTCAGTACAGGCTATATTGTCGAAAACAGTACGGACGCCTAACCCGTATGCTCACTGCTCAAAGACGATTCTTTGCGGTGTTTTCTATTAATTGTTAAACATTGCACAGCTCACAAGCTCCAACTTGCTTATGTGCGTTTGTTATCTTTGGTTGGCAAAAACGGCTTATGAATTACACCGTAATTGCTTTTACAGAATTTCAAAGAACTAATCAATAGTACCCTACCCGATTCTCGCTATCGGTTGCCGTTCAATCCGTCTGTAGGGCTGTCGTGCGTTGCATAATCGTGTATTATGCGTATCGGCTGATACCTTGTACCCGGCATAGAGCATCGTAGTCCATGCCATCATCTTCACAAGTTTCAAAACCTTTTAAGGCATCTTCCAAACTGTCTATCTCATCCGTTATCAACTGGATAGCTTCTTTTTTGCTATCAGCATTGAACATCAGGCAGACAGCCTCTTCATCATTGTTATGGGCAGCCTCTAAATCTTTATAAAGGCTATCCAACTGCTGGTTAATCGTGTAAGCATTCATATCCATATCTTTTATGCGATTGACATCAGATTAGCTTTTTTGAAGCATCTGAATTCTTGGCGTTCAGTATCATAGTAAGTCTGGACGGTATCATTCTTTTTTCTGTTGTCAGTACCAGTGATGGCAGGCATCAGCTTTTCATTTAGTGTACCGTATGCCTCACGAACGGAACCGTCCACTTTTTTGAAGTAGAACTTCACTATCTTCTTTTTCATCTCACCTTTCAACTTCAAGTTAGCCCAAGAGAGCTTCATTGCTTCGCTCATGGTGTAGCCATTACGCTTAACGAACTGCCAAGCAAGGCTCATTACTTCGTGTAAAAATTCTCTTGTTCTCATAATCGTGTATTTTAATATGTTTATACTATTTGAAATCTGAATTAATCTTCGTTTCTTTGTATCAGTTTAATTTGATAATGCAAATATACTATCAATTTTGATATAGTATATCATTTTTGATTATTATTTGTGTTAATAATATCTAATTTGATTAATCTAAAATGATAACATTAAGACAAATAATTAGAAATCAAGGTGTTACAAATAAAGTAATAAGCTGATGCGTTAGGCATAGAATCTACCAATATAGGTAGATATGATGATTTATCTAAAAGAAGACTATCAGAATTGATAATCATATCTAAAGCCTTGGACTATGTCTCTAGGCGATCTTGTCCAACAGGCAAATCGGCTGATGAGATTGAACTAGGAGATGTTACGATTATCAATAAGCCTAAATATATAGAAAGGATAGATGAAGAAGGCATAATTAATCTATATGACATTGAGGCTGCCGACTAAATTTAGAAATCTTCTTTTGGTGAACAAAGACCAAAACATACTAAGGAAAGATAAGTACTCCCCAACATACCGAAATGTGACGGTGCTGTATATGTCAAAGGAGATTCTATGTATCCTTTATTGAAATCGGGAGATATTATAGCTTATAAAGAAGTTCCCGTAGAAATCCAACACATTTTTTTATGGGGAAATGTATTTGGTTTCAATAGATGTAGAAGGTGAAGAATATCTAACTGTAAAATACATAAATCAATCTGAAAAAGGAGGTGATTGGATTAAGTTGGTAAGTTACAATCAGCACCATCAACCCAAAGATTTTCCTTTGGCATCAGTTAAGGCACTAGCTTTAGTAAAACTAAGCATTAGGATGAATACGATGAAATAAACGCCATGAGTTTCAACCAATACACATGGGACCTATATAAACAGACCACAATCGGAATAGAGATGATAAAATACTTTTCCGATGCGGGAGGATATGTTTTATTCAAGGATTATTGTCCGTACGCTAATTTCATACCAGAAGATTTATATAACGATTGGTTGGAGAATATATATTGCTACGGTGTATCAGATTATGACCATCCCAGCTCATTGGAAGAAGCAAAAGATTTATACATTTCACTTATCACATTAGGCATAAGGGTAGAAGGGCAACAATGGCTTCCTGCTAACGACTTCAAGAATATGCTTGGGATTATCCAGCCGATGTCCTATGTCTTATCACAGTTCGCCCCAGAATATTTCTTCCCGTACCTGTTCCTTTGCCGAATATTCGAGCTGAATAAAATAGCGGATTTCTTTAACATAGACCTCCCCAATATTCCCAAAAGAACTGATTACAAAGGAAGGTGCATGTATTATTGGGAACTTTGCGAGGTGTTTTATTTGTTCAGAAAAGAAAATGGACTATCTCCAGCAGATCTATGGTCTTTCCTATACGACTTCGCACCCAATAATCTCCCAAGCGAGAAAATAGACATGCCCAAACCGTCACAAGTCTGGTTCATTGGCGGCAGGTTATACCAAGAAGATAAATCCTTAGAATCGAAATTCTGGCAGTCAAGCCCCGAAACAAAGAAAGGGGATATTCTTGTTCATTACGAAACGTCCCCAATCAGTGCAATCACTTGCATAGAGATATCGCTTACGGATGGCGTAATAGACCCTCTATTCCGATACTACGGGTGTATCTATATTGGGAATAGAATAAATATTCCTCACATTACTTTGAAAGAACTACAAACTGATGAATATTTTTTCAAACACCCACTTGTTAGAAAAAACTTTCAGGGAGTAAATGGTTGGTCGGTTAACAGTGAGAACTATTCAGAGTTACTTCGGATGATAAAAACAAAAGGATTTGATATAGAGGTTTTGCCAAAATTGTATGCCCCAACCTTGCCCAAAGACGTAATTATAGAGTACGAACATGATGTAGAACAGCAATTGCTGGAACCATTGCTTAACTCTATGGGATGGTATGAAAACAAAGACTTCATCCGGCAGTTACCAATCCAAGCAGGGAGAGGACATAGGATATTCCCAGATTATGCGTTACATTATGGCAATAAACCAAATGAGGAAAGGGCAAAAGTGTTGATTGAAGCCAAGCTGTGTATGAGGAATAACAAGGAAAGAGAAGAAGCATATTTGCAAGCGCTCTCATACGCCCGATTACTTAATTCTTCTGTGATTGTTTTATGTGATAAGGATTACCTGATTGTTTATGAGAAAAAAGACAGCTTCGACCGGGACAGATACAAGAAATACTGTTGGGGAGATTTTGAGAATCCAGATACTTTCAACGAATTAAAGAACAAACTAAATATATAAGATTATGAAGAAGATTCTATTTACCATAATAGGCTTGTCAGCACTATTCTGTATGAGTTCCTGCGATGAAGCTGTTTATAAAGGGAGGAAAGTGTATAAAGCATATTTCGATTATACCTTAAAAGACCCTGAATCTTTCAAGGTGTACAGCGAAAAATACACAAAGGATGGAGATTTCACAGTAAATTGGGAACTGGATTATGGGTCTAAAAACTCTCTCGGTGGAATGGTGAGGGAGAAGGCTACGTTTACAACTGTTGGTACTTCGATATTTATAGACGGAAGTAGTTACAGGCTTGATGAATTGAAATGATTTGAAAATTGTTTTAGCAATATTTTAGCAATAACAACTAAAGAACATGATTGGAATCCGGGAAGAGTTAAAAAACAACATAAGCCGGGGATTACGCCCGGCTTTAACATGAAAATCTCCTTTGTTTCAACATTGTTTCAACATCAAACGAAAACGAAAAATATAAATAGGTGACAAACAGCAGATTAAGAAGTAGAAAAAATTAAGCCAGATGAGCTAATACCCCGAGAAATAATAACGATGCAAAGATACATAGAAAATCAATAATACAAAGCTTTTGGGAAAGTTTTTTTCTCATGTAAACAAAATTTTTATTTGTCACTTTTGCGCCAAAGAGTTACTTTTGCGTGAAATTGTTTCAACATAGTTTCAACATACATACACGATTATGGCAACATTCAAATATGAAATATTTAAAGATAGGAAAAGAATAGATGGCACTTACAACGTTAAGATAAGAGTCACACACAATAGGAAGCTTAAAAGGATTCCCACTTCCATATATGTTACGAAAGAAGATATAACCAAGGGGTTTAAAATCAAAAATCAGTCCATCTTAGATGAATTAAATAACATCATATCCATATATCGGAGCAAGTGCAACCTGTTGTCATTGCTCATAAACGATATGGATATAACAGAACTTGTGGAGCATATAACCAAAACTGATGAATCATCTCTAAAAATAGACTTCATTTCCTACGCCCGCAAATGGATAGATGAGAACAGAGAGAAGCATGGAATCAATGTGTATTCCTGCATGGTAAACTCTTTAACAAAATTCCTGGGACGGGAGAAATTGGATTTTAAGGAGATAAATTACAAATTCTTGAAATCGTATGAAGAACATCTCGGTCAAAGACGTGCACTCTCTTTATATATGGGAGCAATCAGGCATTTGCATAACGAAGCTAAAAAAGAATATAATGATGAAGAAGCAGGGGACATAAAGATACCATGGTCTCCATTTACCAAGTATTCTATACCTAATATAATATGTACCCGCGAAAGAGCTTTGGACGCAGATACTATCAGAGCCATATACAACCTGCCATATATACTCACTAAAGATAAAAAGGAGAAGGATTGCAGATTTAATTTTGCAAAGGATATGTTTATATTATCCTTTTGCTTGATGGGTATGAACTCGGCAGATTTGTTTCTTTGTGACACTATAAGCGAAAGCAAGGGAACGCTTACAATCACATACAACAGGGCAAAAACTGCAACAAGAAGGACTGATAAAGCAAAAATAAGCGTTAACATTCATCCCTTCATATTGCCCATATACGAAAAGTATAAGGACGTATCCGAAGAAAGAGTTTTTAGGTTATATAAAAAGTATTCCACTTATGGCAGACTCAATGTTGCCATAAATGTAGGTTTGAAACAGATAGGGAAAGTTCTTGGCATTGAAGATTTGGAATTTTACGCAGCCCGGCATTCTTTCGCTTCCATCGCACGAAACGATTTAAAAGTGGACAAAGGTACAGTAGGAGAAGCACTAAATCATGTAGATAAAGAGAACAGAATGACAGATCTATACATAAAAAAGATTTTCCGTTAATTAATGATGTTAACAGTAGGGTTATTGATTATGTTTTTAACCCCGATATGATGAAAGGGTAAATGTAAGGCAGCTTATTGGACCGCCTTTTCAAGGTTCTCTCTGATTTGTTGGAGCATTCGGAAAGCTCCGGCCATCTTATAGTTGCCCAGACATTGCTTAGCCTGCATGATACAACTTTCAACAGTAAGTTTCAAATCCGGGGTAAAAGCCGCTTTGTTAATCTGCATTTCTTTTGGAAGTTCATCAGCATGGTTATTGAACCATACGATCATTTCATTCAATTCCTCTTCGGAATAAGATTCTTTTTCAGCCATGATACATAAATTGATGTTAATAGTGTGCAAAGATAAAGGAACATATAATTCATGGGTTATCTTTTAACAGAAATATTATCAAAATAAAACCGTCCCTACTTATCACAAGCTGGAACGGTTCAGATTAGTTTCGTTTTTGACAATCTACTTTATTTTTCAAGAACAAAACAATGACGAATTTGTTCAAAGGGATTTGCCTATTTCTAAAAATATTTGTTGTCACATTATTACGTATTACAAAAAAGGAGGGCATCGTGCATCACGAGCCCCCCAGTCCAATTTATAAATTTAAAGTCTTATGATGAAGATTGTCTGTTGCGCCAATGCTTTACTATCAGTATAACGACAATCAAAACGGTTACACAAACACAGACAAAACCGATTTGTTTAGGCAGCGTGGATTCTTTTTTATCCTTTACCTCTTCAGTCTTGGTTTCCTCATGTTTGATGGAAGTGGCTTCCTTATCAGCTTTGACATTTGTAGTATCGGTTACCACCGTCTGTTTATCCTCCTTCTTGTTGAAATTACCTTCCACATGACCGTCAACAAGTAACGGAGGTTTCCCGGTCAGACTATCGGGCGGTTTTCGGGTATCATAGATACGGAAATCAATTACATAGCTGCCATTAGTGGTAATCAGTTCACTCAAAGAGGTGGTTGATCCATGTACGATGTTGACCGATTCGCTGGCACTGTCCTTCCTGATTACTTCCGTGTCGGACTTGACAGCCTTATGCGAGCTGCCACAGGCAAACAGCAGGAACAGACACATGAAGGGAGCCAGCAATATATTCCGGCTTACCCAGTTCATAACCTTATTATATAACCACATCATAAAATCTGCATGATGATTGAAGCGGACACAGCGACAGTAATTCCAATTCTCCATGCCCATTCAAGGCGAGATTTTTTAACCGCTTCACTCGTGATAATGAGTCTGCTACGCAAGTTGTCAGTATCTTTCACAAAAAATCCTGGTTCTTTTTCCATAGTGGTAGTTATTAGAGTTTCAAAACTTGTTTCCTGTTATCCCCATCAGCCCGAAAACTGACGTGCACCCAAGCGAAGTTAGACTCGTCAATCAACTGGTCATAGGGCAGGTTCTTGCGGATATATTCAAATAACAGCTTGTTTTGCTGACGGTCTCCTGTATCGATGTCGGCTGCTTCCCCCTTCATGTGTTGCGAGGTCTTACTTCCCCTAACGGCCGCATTAAGTTCCGGACAGCGATAACCACTGTTTACTGTTATAGGCTTTCCCCACCATGTGCGTAACGGGTCCAGTACGTTGTCCACCAAGGCAGTCAGAGCAGTCACATGCTCCTGTCTGCATCTGTTATTGATACCCAAGCGGTCAGCAGTTGTTGACTTGCAGAGTTCCGCAATCGTAAAAAACTTCATTTCTTTTCCTCCTTATCTTTAATTAATGTAGCCCTGCGTGGTGGAATACGACGGCCGCATTCGCTGTCGGGCCTGTCACAACGGTTATGTTCGGCATCTTTCAATTGCAGTTCCAGCTCGTGGCACTTATGAATCCATGCCAGCTTATCAGACTGTTCATTACGAAGCTCAACGTATAACGCATCAATCTTGGCGTCACGCTGGGCGATACGTTCTTCCAGCCAGTCAACCTGCTTGCGCTCGTTCTCATCCTCCATTGAATCGGCGGACGCATCCTCTTTCCGTGCGTTAGTCTTGCGGTTCACCCAGAACGTGACACCCCAACGGACAGCCTCCAATCCTCCGAAAGCCCCGATTATAGCCAACCAGTCGTTTAATTCCATTCTGTCTATTGTTTATCTGATTATAATACTACTTCAAAGATATGTCTATTTACTTGCGTCATTGTTGCAGAATTACTTAAATCCATTGCCACGATATGACAATAAAAAAAGAGCCCGATGACAATATTTATTGCCATCAAGCTCCTGGTTACACTGCAAAGATAGTGAAAACTATTCCATATTCAATCCATATTGAAAAAAATAATCAGGAGCAATATTTCGATTATCCGAAGAATTTAAAGAGTCACAATATTAATAGAAAACAAATAGGATTCATGAAATCTACCGGTTGTCTATAAAATCAGATGTTCTCAAGCCTTTATCGGGAAACATCTTTACTTTTTTCCTTTTCCTTTGAACATTTTTCAAGTCACGCACAATGGTGCTGGAAAGTACCTCCGAATAAATCTGTGTGGTCTTTACGGAAGTATGTCCGAGCAGCTTCTGGACTGTTGTAATCGCAACTCCCTGATGAACCAGCAGGGTGGCACAGGTATGACGGCTCACATGGTAGGTTATCCGCTTTTTGATACCACATAACTCGGCCAGCTTTCGAAGCTGCTTATTCACTTCCGAGTTACAAGGCAAAGCGGCAAAACTTCCGATATCCGGATAGCGGTCAAGAATGCCCAATGCCCTGCTTTCAAACAGCAGATGTAACGGCAGACGGATTTCCACCCCTGTCTTGACGGATTTGAAGTACAGCCACCGCTTGCCGTTTATCCTAATGAAATTCTCAGGTGTGAGCTGGCAGAAGTCAGAATAGCGCAATCCGGTATAACAGCAGAACAGGAAGGCATCGAGCACATGGCGCATGGATTCCTCTTCCACCTCGACCGTTTCCAGCTTCTTCAGCTCGTCCGGGGTAAGAAACTCATGTCTGCCTTTCTCCTGTTTGATTTTGTACTTTCTGAACGGATAAGCATCCGCGTGCATATATCCCTGGTTGATTGCCTCATTGACCAAGGTACGGAGCTGTCTCATGTGCTTGGCTATCGTATTGACCGCATTGCCCTTTTCTCTCAAGTATTGCTCAAAATCACGAAGGAATGTATAGGTAAGATCCTTGAAGTCCAATCCGGAACGGAAATCATGCAGGACCGCCAGTGTCGAGTGCAGGTTGTCCTTGGTGGACTGCTTCTTGTCCGAATTGTCAATGGCTGATTTGGCGAAAGTGGAGAAGCTGATATTCACGGCACTTTTCTTCTTGACAGCATCCTTCAGTAGTGAGAGTGTGGCAGGTATTCCGCGCTTCCAATACCCCAATTCTATGCCTTGCAGATACAGGATGTATTCATAGAGCATTATGTTGAGTTCGTTAGATTGGGGGTGGTTAATGACTTGTGCCCCCTCACGGCTCCAGCATTCCGGTTTGAGGTAAACATTGGTCTTCAAGTAGATTTTCCTTTGGTTCAAATAGGCTTCAACCTGTACAAGAGCCGTGCCTTGCTTATTCAGTTTCTTTTGGCGGTTAAAGACCAACCTGTATCGTATCTTCTCTAGCATATTTTTATTTTAAATTTAGCTATTTCCTCCCAAATAATCAAATTCGACAATATTAATCCTAATCTTTCGATCTGGGAGGACTGCTGGAAAATAGATTGGTAAAATATAAGGAAATGAATCTTGGAGCAAATGAGATAATAGATACTGGTGTGAATACAGGATTAATACGTTTTAAAATTAATGCAACATCTGCATCATGTGTGTTTTTTTGCAATTCAGGATCATCTAATATAATGCTAATAACACAGAATATCGATAATTATTTTACAACCAATAAATCTTCTAATAGTGGGAAAATAGCTATTTATAAAGAGTCTGACAACGGTAACATTTTAATAAAGAATCTAACAGCCACTAACTATGGAACTTTTGTGTTTTATTACATATAAGATCTCAGATAACTACTTCTGGGAGAACTTCTGCAAAATGAAAACTATATAAGGATGGCAGAAGGTAGAGGATCTGCAACCTTATATAGGATTGATTTTACAAGGAATTTAAATTTGGTTGTTAAGATTGTTGGTGAAGGTAATTCGGAAGTAGTTGATGACTACTCTATTATCTGTATGCATGGCGGTGGTAATGGGTTATGTATTACGCATAATTCTGGACCGTCATCAATAAGAATGTATAGAGATAATGATTACAATTATTATGTTTACGTGAGTGGATGGGGATACGCTATAGCATATTTTGCCAACCGCATACCGATTTATAATGCCATTTCAGCAACTAAAGTAGATATAGATATTAGTACGCTCACACAGGTAGGAATTTAGACAAGATTTTCTGCCTGTTGGCGATCTGGGAGAACTCATCGGGATAAATGATACGTGGATAAGAAGACGGTTTGCAATAAAAGACTGCAACACAGCTATAGCCGGAGCTTATAATGTGGACGATTCCACAACCAATAACTTCCCTACAGGAGCATATAAGTTTGGAACGTTACTTGTGGCAAACTCTGGCTTTTTTGGATCTCAGTATTTTGTTCCTGACAATTTTAATGCAGATCCATACATATATATTCGGTCTATTGGTAACAATGGAACTACTTTCAATAAATGGGCTAAAATTAAAGTAACAATTATAACATAGATATTCTTCATGGAACGACCTGGGAGAACTCATGAATAATTTGAAGCTGTTTCCATTTATGGGAATGGCAGATATATCTGAAGGTGGTGATGCTAATGAACTTGAGTCAGGATATTATATCAATGGTAATTTTCGCAAATTAACAAACTCTCCATTCTCTTCTGGATGGGGAGGTATTATTGTATTTAAAATCAATTATTACACTCTACAAATTGCATCAGATATGAATACTAAAATTTTTAAAGTAAGACAGAGATGGTATAATACTTGGGATGATTGGAAAACTGTTTCTTTGACATGATTTTCTTAAAAATCGAGAGCTGGGAGGACTTTCGCGGCAGCCGTTGAAGACGTCAAAGTAGGATTCTTGGAACCATCCAAAGTACGGAGCCAAGAGAAGGTATCGGATTGGGGCAACTGGTCCTCAAACTCATCTGTTCCGGCTGCCGCAGCGGCAGCAAATGTTGATATTTCTGATGCAGCGGAAACAATCCGTGCGGAAACTAATTCTGTCATCTCATCGACGGTCACCTGTCGTTCGTTGCCGTTTTTATCCACAGCTTTAAAGCCAACTATATTATTCAAATCCATAATGCAAATTTTAAAATTAAAACAAATACTTCACCCATGCAAAATAATTACTGTTCTCAATATAATTCGGATCATCCTCGTTGGAATATGCCTCCCTCTCAAACGATACCACCTTATACGCCCTGCCGGCATCCTTCAACCGTACCGCCATGACCAGCCACTCCACACCATACCAGAGATAGAATGCCAGCCCGGCCAGTACCAGCCACCAGGCGGAAAGGTCAAAACACAACAGTAAGATCCAAATAACTGTACCGGTGGCAACTGCCATCTCAACCCATTGACGGGCGTGGGTACACTCATGGTTTCTCACTTTCTGAGTGATTTTCTCTTCCGGTCGCTTGCTTAAAACAAACGGACCGATTGTTATCGTATGGCAAGAACTGAACGCAAGCAGTAACTTTGCTAGAAGGTTGTTACAATATACCTTTTTCATGTTGTTCCTCCTTTTTATCTAAATAATCATTCAAAGAATCAGCCAGCAAACCGGGCAGCATGGAGGTGGAGCGTCTTATGATATCCACCTCCTCTTCGTCAATTTCTACACCTTCAGCAGTAGATTTGAATATCTTCTCGGCAAGGAGATGCGCCTTCAAACCCGCTACGTTCTTGTATATCCAGTCACCGTAGGCCTCAGTGATGTTGTTGGCTATCAGTTTTTCTTTCTTAATTCCGTCGTAAATAGGAAATTGTGCAAAATTTATTCTCATACTTTAATATTTTAAATGTTATAAATCCACCCAGGTACTTCCTCCATTCGTTGACTTGCGAATTCCGTTTCGCCCAACGGAAAAAATATAATTCCCACATCTTACATACAGAGTATCATCCGCTGTTGAAACATCCCCGGTTGATGATACAGTTATACTTCCACTTCTAATTACTGTATCCAAAATGCCTTGATATAAATGTCCGTCTATTGACTGAAACCGTTCATATTTCATTTCAAATTTGTCGTATTGCAGCAACAAATTATCAACATTCACAGCCGACATATTAGTGCTGCCGATAAAATTATTACCGATATTGAATCCACCAATTGTCCCCTTTGTCGCTATGATAGTTCCGGTGATATTCGCTTTCTGACAAAGAATCTCTCCGGTCTTTGTGTCCATCCTCAGATTAGGCTGGCCGTTAGTGCTGTCCTGTGACTGCATGATACCGTAAGGTGCCCCGTCCGATGTGTATCCGTTCAACTTGAACATAAAACCGGCTATGTTCGCCTTATCAGCAAGGAATATGTCGGTTACCAGACTTTTGTATTTCTGCATGGCTTCCCAGTTGGGATCTCCGTTAGCGGATGTAGGAGCCGCTGATACAGAACTTCCATAGTTGCGCACAAGAAAATTGTAATAAACTTCACCTATTTTGTGAATGATCTTGTCACGCTGTTTTGCATTCCATACGTATGTCTGTCCGGACGCCCATACTCCTCTGTCATAAGGGAACGCACCCGTAGCTCCTGTTGCTCCTATGGCACCATCATTTGCAACACCCACACCCTTTTCGGCCACATAATTGTCATTCCAAGCAGCAGCATCGGAAGCTGATTTATAAGCCCGGACGGCAAACTGGGTGTATCCGGCTGTCGCAGGTACGGATATCTGGCTGTTCAGTGTCGCACCTACATGAGCCAGCCAGCTTCCGTTGTATTTGCGTGCAGCCAGATAAAGCGTGCTGCACGTGCTTACCATTGCCTGCCACATTCTGTTTGCAAGTGACAAGGAATCCAGACGGGGATGGCGTGCCTGTTGAAGTGAAGTTGATCACGCTGACAGGACTGTCCAGCCAGTAGGATGCCGACGGTCCGACGGGAGCAACCATCTCCTGCCAGTCCGCATGTACCGTCCGGTTCGCAGATCTGCCGGCGAGGATGTATCCGCCGTCTCTTTTCCTGCGGAGTCTGCCGTTTCTGAACTTGGCGATTTTAATCGGAGGGTTGGAGGTTTCAACCTTGCTTAAGTAAGATCCTCCGGCAAACGATACTGTACTGTTCTTGGCATACGGAGTATTGGCGGATTCCCAATGACCGGCTGCTGTGATGCTCTCACCATCCTTTCCGTCACTGCCGTCCACAACCATCGGAACAGTCTCGACATCAACCGCCTGACCGTTCACGTAGAACACGAACTTCAAGCTACTGGTAAAATTACCGGAAGCCACCCCGACACCATCACCGATGGGAACCTCGGCCGCACCGTCACGACTGTACTTCAACTCCCCGTCCGTTGTGGCCGTAGTGACCGCACCGACTGTCTTCATACGCCGGCAGGATACCGAAGCTACACTGTAACCGCCGTTCTTGTTCTTGCTGACCATCGTGGCCGAAGTGACAAGGCTATAAATTACCGCATCGGAACCGTCCGCCCCGCCACGGACACCGGTTATCTTGAAAGTCAGTTCACGGGTATAGAGCTGCCCGTTCTTCATTGCAGCCAGTGTGATGGTGACCGTATTCTGTTCCGGAACCGACTTTCCGGCAGCGACGGATATCGCCACCGCTCCGGTGGCCTTGCTTGTGCTTGCCGTGAAACCGGCAGGCGTGCTGACTGTTAAAGTCTCAAGGGTGAGTTTCTCGGTACCGTACCACATGGATACATGGGTAGTCCATGACTGTGCGGAAGTAGTAACACCGGTACTGGTAAGAGCGACGCTCACCATCTCATTGTCAAGGTCGGCCATGATATTCGACTCCCCGTCCTTACTCCAACGGTGCACAGGGGCCGGAGTGCTCCATTCACTCCATACTCCATCACGCTTCACACGTTTGCACGCCCATTCCACCTGATGGTCTGCATCCACGCCAAGAAAATCATCTGTCCAGCCTTCCGGTATATAATCATCCTGCTGCTTCGAATCCGGCTTGTCAGGGGTAAGACCGATGATGTTGGTACGGGTGTAGATCCACTCGTAACCTTTGCCGTCCTTACCGTCAGTCCCGTCTTTGACCATGACCATCCACAAACCATTCCGGTATATGTAAGTACAATGGTCAGCCGTATTTCGGTAGCTGTCACCCTCCTTGGGATTGGACGGATGGGATGCGAACTCACCCAAGAAGGTGATACTCTCACCTTTAAGTTCACGACCGTCCAGCAGCATCTCCCAGTCTTCATGCACGGTCCAGTCGGCTGATTTCCCGGCAAGGATATAACCGCCATCCTTTTTCTTTCGATAATTGCCGTTCCTGAACCTTGCAATTTTAATCGGAGGATTGGATGTTTTCACCTTGGAGATAAAAACACAGCCCGCCAAAGTGACCATGGTATTGACCTCGTATGGGGTCTTAGAGGATTCCCAATGACCGCCACCTATTACAGACAGTCCCGGATCACCCTTGTCACCTTTGGCGGCTGATACAAGCCAGTCCGGATTGTTTTCGGATGGCTCGGAAGTAGTGCCCTTGTCATTGACGCACAACCATGTGGAACCGTTATGGGGCACACGGGAATAATACGCATACTTCCTGCCCGGCTCCCAGCTAGGGAAGTCGATAGGAACGCGGACTGTGCTACCGGTAATTTCATCAATTTGAAAAATCAATCCCGTCATGATGATATCCTGCAATACTGCCGAGAACCTGTCGCAGTTGATCCCGTTGATGGTCATACCCTTCTTCTTGCCGAACCAGCTCTTCATCTGTGCCGGCTCCGGGTCCCAGGTGTTGGCATTGTCAACAAGGGTGATGCAGCAGTTACCGTCACGCACGTCTATGATGATATAAGTCTGACGCTCCTTGTCGGTGAAGTTCCCCGTCTGTCCGAGACGCATCTCGTTATGGGGAACGAACTCATATCCGGGACGCGGAACCATCACGAATGTCTTCTCGTCGTAATCTGCGGAAGTGATACGGTACTGTATTTTCCGGAAACCAATAAAGTCACCGGTAGTGACGCTTTTGTCATGCCAGAAACCTAGGAGGATATCGTCCGGCTTCTGTCCCAGCGGTACACCATCCTCCAGATCAGGGATGACAGTATAGCTGCCGTCACTATTGGCGACAAAGCTTTTTATCTTCAGCCCTCCGCCGGGACTTATAGTATTATATCCTTCAAAATAGGTCTGACGGTTGAAACGAAGTTCTGGTACACTCAGAGAGCTGCGCAGGACCAAAGCCTCCAGCTCGGCACGGGCGTCCTCACCGATGTAACCTCCAGAAACGCCGGTAACGAAATCACCGAACTTGGCGTATTTCTTGATGACGGTTCCGCCCAACAGGGATAATAGGAAACCGGTGCGTTCCTCCGTATCCTTGCGCATGAACATGATCAGCGAGCGCAATGCGGAATACACGTTATGGTCTGTTGCTGGGGTGGAGTCGTGGCTTCCGATCACATACACACCGCTGCCACCACCGCCCGTATAGGTCTGTCCCTTCAGGGTAAGGCTCTCAACCTTTTCCTCCAGCTCCCCGATACGGGAATAGGCGGCGGTTTCCCCGACAGTATAAACAGGTGAGTCAAAGGAATAATCAAGATTGAATTCAAATCCGATAACCCTTGACTGTCTTCCGTTCTCGAAATAAGCCTTGTTGATAAGGTTGACCTTTTGACCGATGCTATAGAAATTATGAACGCCATCCTCACGGTATGCGTCATTTGACATCATCGTGCAGCCATAGGTACTCGGGTCTATCTTGGATTTGGCAGCGTACTTTTCAGTCTTTTCCTTCAACTCCTGCTCGGCGGCACCCACAAGCCCCAGCTCGGTTATTTTCGTACTGTCCCAGCCGGAAAGCACATATTCATCTCCATCCTGGGGAAAGAGCACATCACCGGGAAGCGGTCTGCCATAGTCCTCATTCCTGACTATCTCCCAAAGCTGTGCCTCAGGGTTCCATCCGCCATCCTCCAATTTCTCCGGCTTTCCCTCAGGATTGAACTTCACGGCAAACTCCAAACCGTTGAGAAGCCCGGATGCGAAACGTATCCTCAGCTCCTGACCGGGGAGGATATATTTCTCGGAAAAGTTAACACCCGTGTCCCTAAAGCGGTAGGCATTCCATTTTTCCTCGGTGGTTGTGCCGTCCTCATTCTCCACCTTGTCCGTCACTTCGATAGTGGTGACATCCGACATGATGCCTGTTCTTCGAGGATAGACTTCATCGAAGATAACCACCTGCTCGACGGCTTCCTCGGTAGTCATATCAGGATAAGCGTCAATGTAAGGAGTGCCTTCGGGAAGCATCAGCCTGCGCTGCACCACGCCGTTCACAACCACGGTCTCGTCAATGGGGCGGTAGTCTGCCGGTATGTTACGGGTGGAACCAAAAGCGTAGATACGGGTGGCATAGGTGGACTGGGATTCTGACTGTGACATTTCCTGCACGTTTTTCCCGATCTCGAAATCCACCGCGTCACCGGACTCACAACGCCCGAAATGGATGATGTTTTCAGTCACCCAACATTCGCAATCCCATTTCTTCGCCATCTCAAAACAAGCGTCAAGGATGTTGATGTTGTCGTAACTCATCAACTGGGACTTGTTTTCGACTGTGGAATCAATGGAGAAAACAAAATCCTGTCCTTTGTATGTGTAACCAAGAGCTTTCAGATTTCTAAGGACTATACCGACTTGTACGTCAAGCGGAGCGGTCAGGTTCCAGGACGCCTCCTGTCCGGTCGTCTCCGGGGTATATTTGAAGATTTTGTTTTTCCATTTCCAGTAGTAAGCGTCAAGCTGAAGCTCATAGTCGTAGCCGGCGGTATTGGTGTTGAATGCGGGCTTCTGCAAGTCGCACACCTCGAACAATCCGAAGTTACATTCCACGTATGAGCCAAGTTTGAAATATATGGGATTCTCTAAGGAGAACTTTAACATGATGTAGTCCTCCTTCATCAGAGTGAACTTACGCTTGCAGCCTTCATTGATCAAAGTTGTAAGCTGGATAGCACCGGATATGTCTTTGATGTCGATTTGTTCCATGTCTTCAAAGTTCGGGGATAAAAAAAAGAGTGCCCAATTTTGAGCACTCACATACACGACAATAAAACCAATGTCGTGAATTAGCTTCTGTTTGCCGGATTTGGCTCGTTAAACTTGGCTGAAATTTTTCCGAAAGTTCGGTTTAAACTCTGTGCGTAAGCAACGCTTTTCCCAAGATAAATCAGATGATAAATCTCATTACTGTTAGCCGGAACTTGAATATCAACCACACCTTTATACAGCTCATCAAAGAAAGCTTTCTTCTTTGCTTGATAGTCAGACTGAGAATTACCCTCGATAGTGAACGAAAGAGTTATTTCCCTCTCATCGACTTTAGGATTATTGATTATTACCCGTTTCCCATGTTCAAGTCGGCTTTTGTTCTCAATAAAATCCTTCATGGGAGCGGATGCCCCAATAACATCAAGAAACCCCTCTCCCATTCTCACGCCCCATGTTGTATAAGCGTTTTCGCCATTAATTAATAATTCATTCATAAACTATAATTTTGCTGTATTCTTTTTAACCTCTGCTATATCTCTTTGCATCTGTTGAATAGGTTTGACGATTGCCCCTGTATTTTCTGAAATCTGTACCAATTCAAGATAGGATTGCGCTATCAAATCCCGCGTATCATCAGCAATATTTCTTGTTTCCGTATTTATGGAAAGTAGAGCATCTGCTTTTACTGTCAGTAGATTAAGTGATTGAGATTGAATGATATTTTGATTCTTTATCTCTTCTCCTGTAATCTGCAATGCTGTAAACCTACCGTTCAACTCTCCTGCATCTTCATGCGTCATTTCAGTGCCGAACCCTCTTGATGAAGAAGATTGAGAATAGGATTCTTGCGAAATCTTATCATATCCGGTTGCTGCGGCAAGCTCGTCACGGAGCTTCATGGCTTCGTCCACATAACCCATGTATTCATCCATCAGCTCCTTACGCTCATTATTGTCAAGCGTACCATCATCCTTCATGGCTTCACCGAATTTATCATACCATGTCCTCAGTTTGTCACTAAACTGTTCACCGATGGCATTTGACAGCATCGCCTGCATGAAATATTTGGATATGTCATCAGCAAAATCCTCCGCACTCTTCTCCATATCCATCAGACTGCTTATAAAACTGTCATACATGGAATCGAATGACATTCCGATCAGGCCCTCATAAAGACTGTCGGTCAGTTCTTCCAGTTTTCCTGCCTGCTCTATATAATCATCCAGCTTGTCGGTAACACGCTCACCGTAACCTCCCTTACCGGAAGATTCCATGATATCCCATAACCATACGTCCGACCGTAGAGCTTTCATCTGTTCGGGGGTCAGATTCCACAAGGAATCGGTGCCGGAGAAATCCTGCATGCCGGTAGCTTTTCTTGCGTGTTCCAGCATTTCATCCGTCCATTTCAGATAATGCTGCCAGCTGCCGTGGCTCTTATGATATCCGGCTTGCTCCTTTGCTATTTGCAGATAGTTTTTATTGACTTCCTCCTGATACTTTACAGCTTCCCTGTAAGATTCAACCGATTTCATTCCCTTGCTTGCCTTCATCTCGTCAGTCAGATCCTCGATGGCCGTTTGCAAAGTTTCATTCCTGTCCGTCAGCCTGTCTATCGTTTCCTGTACTTCCTTGGCGTTTCCACCTATTCCAAACAAGGAGTTGAAGCCTCCGAATGAGATTGCGTTCAGGATGTTTCCTATGCCGTTCCTCAATGACTTGCCGATTGTGACAAACAAATCCCCTGACAAGACATCACCGATAATTCCACTGACAGCGTTCAGAACAGCATCAAGCAGACCACGACAAGATCACTTAATCCGTCTTTGAGTACGTCAATGATGGACAGAATCCATCCGACGATGGGGACCTCCTTAAGAGATTCTGACGTTTTTCCTATGACATCCTTGAATCCGTTCACGGTTTTGATAATTCCGCTATATGCGTTATACAATCCACCGGATGAAATCTGCTGCAAGCCTCCCAACAAATTTTCCATGCTTGCTTTCAGTCTGGTGGCGGTATCAGTCACATTACGCTGGGCCTGATTGGCGATATCAGTCTGTGTCTTCACATTGGCGGATGCAATGTCAGCATTCTGCCGTGCTGTTTCAAGAGCGTTTGCTGCGGCTTGTTTCTCACTTTCCGTTCCGCCCTTCTGCGCTTTGGTGTAATCATCCTGTGATTTCTTTAGTCTTTCCAAAGCAGCTGTTTCAATCCCTATGGCACTGATACGATTCTGTTCTGCTATTTGATAGGCTTTTACATCCTCTCCAAGTTTCTTGAAGTTGACTCCACTTGTACCACCCAAAGACTTTTCCATCTGGCTGATGGCGTCAATCAATGATTTCTGGCTTGCCTGATCGGAGTTCTTGAACTTGTCAGTCCGTACATATTTTTTCGCTTCGTCCAAGGCGGGCTTTATCATGTCGGAAAACATGGAACCAAACTCACCGAACACAGTAACCCAATCTATATTGGCTTTTATGGCTTCTGTTTCCTTGTTCTGTATGGCAACATCACGTTGTTTCTCCAGTAACTTTACTTGTGCACTATTAACACCGTTTTCTTCCTGTGCTTTCCTTATTTTTTCCGCATACTCTTGGGCGATAGCCAATTTCTGCTGCTGGAACGTGCCATATTCTTTCAAGTAGTCGTTCAAAGCCTGTTGTTCGGCTTTCAGCTGTCCTTCAGTTACATCGGAAATATCTTTATCTCTCATACTTTCGGCATTGGTATAAGCTTCTGAAATTTTCTGTGCCTGCTTGTCGGTCAGCTTACCGTTACCGGCTTTGCTCCATTCTTCCTCCTGTTTTCTTATCGCATCAATCTGTTTCTGATAATCAAGGTCAATCTGTTTCAACTTCTTTTCCGTGCCTTCTCTCATCAGGTTGATTTCATCCTGTTGGTTCTGACGGTGAAGTGAAAGAAGTTGTTCGGCTGTCTTTTTTTGTTCTTTTTTTTGCTTTTCAGCAGCTTTTTCCTGCTTGGTCAAAGAACTACCAGTAATACCGCCCAAATTTTTATAGGCTTTTTCAGTTGTTTCTACTCGTTTCTTAGCTTCTTCATACAGCTTTGAAGTAAACTTGGATTTATTCTTTTCTATTTCAGAAAGTTTCTTCTTAGCATCATCCCAGTCTTTCTTCGCTTTCTCATAATCCTGCTTGTAGGTAGTTTTATTCTTCTCTGAATCAATTCGGGTTTGCTTGACTGATTTTGCTGTATCTATAAGTGTTTTTATGTCTTTCACATTATAGATTGCTTCATCAGACAAAGTACCCTTAATATCAATAGGCAAACGAAGTTTCACAGTTCCATTTTCCCCCTTTCCTCTGATACGCTTCTCCAACTCAGAGATGTAGCGGTCAAACTCATTAATATTAACATCTTTAAGATTGGAAATGAACTGTTCGGAGATGCCTTTGCCTTTTTCTTGCAGCATGACATCACGCATAGCACGCAATTCTTTTAGTTTCTTCACATATCCATCAACGCCTTGCTGACCGGAAAGAGTTTTCAGCAGATTCTCGTAATATTTGATTTCAGATTCAATGTTAGAAAGTTCCTTGGTTTGCTTTTCTCCGGCACGTTTCGCATCTTCTTCCGTTATCTGTTGCTTTAGTTTAAGTATATCAGCCAACTTAATGGTTTCGATGTCATATTGAGCGAATATCTTAGGGTATTCTTTTCTTAACTCCGCTAAACTTCGACCTCTTTGTAAATCCGACAACGCTATATCACGAGAACTCTGTACAAGGAAATCAATTTCTGCTTGTGTTCTTCCTCTTGTTTTTTAGTCTTCTTCTTGCTGTTCGTTAAACCTTCTCTGTGCTTTTTCGGCTTCGGTTGCGGAATCATGGAAAGTCCACATGGCCGCACCAAGCCCTACAACGGCAGTCGCCAGCAAAACATAAGGACTGGTAAGCATTGCCGCATTGAGAGCCATTTGTGCTTTCCGTGCCAGTACACGGGCATTGGTAAGGGCTATCTCGGCTATCGTGTGTTTGCTCGTTGCGATAGTAGTAAGCATTACAGCAGTACGATATGCGCCATAAGTAACTACTAATCCAGCAAGTATCTTGCCGACTGTTTCGTAGTTTTCAATCAAAGAAGCAGTCATCTGAATGCCGTCCATAATTACACCTTCCGATTTCTCACCTAACTCGTTGAGAACACTATCCATCGCATCCTGCATCATAGAAAGCTGACCGTTTATCTCTTTTGAAGCGTTTTCGGACATCTGATAGAATCGACCACCAGCGGAAGTAGCATCTATAAATGCCTGCTGAACCATTTCTGCGGAAATAGCCCCCTTAGACATCTCATCTTTGAGGGTAGCGATAGACTTACCGGTCTTTTCAGACATGATTTGCAGAGGATTAAATCCTGCATTAATCATCTGATTGAGGTCTTGACCCATAAGTTTACCGGCAGCGGACATCTGAGAGAATGCCAAAGTCATAGAATTAAACTTTTGTGTGTTCCCCATAGAAACATCGCCAATAGCTTGTAGATAACGGGGAACTTTCTCGGCTTCAATGTTGAAACCAAGCATCATCTGCGTGGCTGCTGTTACATCAGAAAATTCAAGCGGAGAAATTTTAGCGAACTCACGAACTTGTGACATGAGGGCATTGGCTTTCTCTTTGTTTCCCAATAAAGTTTCAATAGCAGTGTCAGCAGCCTGGAACTCGCCACGTACACGAATCATTTCAGCACCTAATGCTTTCAGTACTCCAGTACCACCAATAACCGCCAAGGCTTTCTTCCAAGAAATAGCAATACCATTATTAGTTTCTACAACCTCTTTTGCGTCATCCTTGTAAAGGGCGTATTCATCACGTAGTTTTTTTACTGACAGACGTGCTTCTGCCTGTTGCTGGGTTAATCCAAATAAAGCTGCCTTTTCTTCATCAAGAGCTTTGCGGGCAGCATTGTATTCTTCTAACTTGCTATTTGCTGATAACGGATTCCTTTTCAATGCTATACGATAAGCATCCCCAAGTCGTTTTACATCCGCTTCAATATCCTTAACTACCGCTTTTTGAGCAAGAATCTTCTCTGTGAATCCATTCACGGCCTGGGAAGCATCGAAGATTTTCCTTTTGAATCCCGTTTCCATCTCCGCTCCAGCTTTGGCTGCATTAGTCACCAACTCATCCAATCTTTGGTTGGATGCAGCAAGTTGGGCATTCAAAGCCTTGAAAGCAGCAGGAGACTGCGTGCCATCCATGCTCATTAACTCCTGCTTTAATTTTGCAATTTCATTACGAAGTCTTACAACTTCTTCCCAGTCACTACCTATCTTAAAATATAATTTTGACATATCTATTTCTTTTTCCTACGATTAGCCAATTCCTTACCACTGATTCTATTCACCTTCTGACCACCATATACTGCGCGTAATTTATCCCGTTGCATCATCAGCAGATTCCGATAAGGGATAATCTCAAACACTTCTGTATAACTCAGATGCAGCGTGTCAATCAAATGGGCTATCTGCCCGAAGAACGTTGTGTTTCCTACTGTTTCGGTCTTGCTGCCAGCATCGACACGTTCCTCATCGAGCTGACACACTGAAAAGCCGAAATATCCATCATAGAGAAACAGACTTCCAAGGCATCTTTGACTTCTTCAAAAGTGCCGTTCTCCAATTCTTTGACCAAACTATCATTCCCGCAGATGAAGCATGAAATACCTTTCAGCATATCTTCAGTAGCTTCAGGAAGCTCTTTAATAGCTTCCATGACATTATCTCCAGTCATGCCGATATTGGAAAAATGATGAATGGCACGACAGATAATTTTAATTGTAGGAGGTTTAATGGTATAAACCATCCCTCCTATCTCCACATTCATGAAATCCAGCCCTAACAAAGCATCAGAAACCGTTTTTGCTGCTTGATTCATATTCTTAAACTAAAAGGGGGAATGGTATATATCCATCCCCCGGTTATCACTCTTGTGCTTTTACCAATGTTATCTCTTTTTTAAGAGTGGTATCAACTTCAGAAGGAGTGGTTTTAATATCTCCTGACTGAGTGACGTACCCCACTTTCGACACTTCATAGTGAACGGTAGCCCCAGCATTCACCTGCTTTGACTTGACCGTTACACCGTCCAGCTTTACGGTCGCATCGGAAGGAGTAGGTACAATGGTTACTGTAGTTCATGCCTGCAAAGCTTTAATCTGCCCCTCTTCGTAGTTATACTCAGAAGAAACGCCTTCAATTCCCGGTTCCTGCACCAAGCCTTTTACAGCGATTGCAATTGCCTTATCCGTATTGGCTTCACGGGAAACAATACGGCATTTTGGGAAGATGAACCAGACATCATCATCGGTCAGACAGAACAATGCTTTGTTGATAATAACTTTATCCAAAGCACGCTTCCAACCTACATCTTTAGATGTTGCCTGAATAACATCGCCACCCATGAACGCTTTCTTGGTCTTCCAGTCATATTGTCCGATAGAGAAAGCGGGCGATACTTCTCCCGGCACATCATCGTAACGGTAATTCTTTCCCGTTAATTGGTTCTTGTACCCGGTGACAGAGGCTTCCGTTTCCTCAATCTGCCACGTTTCCCCGTGTACATTCAAAACCTCATCTTTCGCTTTGATAGCGGCTTGAATCAAAGTCTTTGCGATTTCGGGGGTAATGTCTGCCGTTACCTTATCAATGTCGGCAAACAAGATTCTTTTTATTCCTACTGCTGAAATCATAATCTTATAGTTTTACATTTATTACTTCAAATAAAATTCTCACATTCACGTAATGGCATTTCAAAGCTGTATCCGCTTCCGTGCCAATTGATTCGATAGAATAACGATAGGTTGTACCGTCATAGGTGCTTACTACATCATCAAGCAGCTTGCCAGCCTTTCTTTCGAGTTCGTTAAGCCGGATTGTGTTCGCTTCATTCTCGCTTAAATTGGGTACACATAGATTCACTTCTGCGAAAGATTTCTTCCAATACTTTCCCGGCTGTTGTTTCTTCGTGTGGATGACAATCCTTTCGGACTTCAATTCACCCGTCAGCGTTTCACCATCAGGCACTAGATCTATTCCGAAAGCCTTGCAGTCCCGGTAGAGGATGTTTCCTATGTCGGTAGTTACTATCATTCCACAATCTCCCAATCTTCTGCAAATACATCACTGATAGACGGAACCCATGAATCAGCGCGTCCGGTATTCTCATTGTAAATAAGACACTGGCTTGTGTAGTCAATAAAGCCCTTGCCTTTCAGAATAAGGTCTTTTGCTGATTGCGGAATAGATTGCATCTTGGGGATAATATCACTATCAATATGTGCTGGAACCTGTTTGAACACCATTAATCCTTTTCCGTTCCAACCGCTTCTACGAATTGGAAAACCTGCTTTGAGAGCCATAATAGCCATACCAAAATTCATCTTTATTACTTTTGCACCATCAGAACCTTGCATACGCTGTATGCGAGTATCAAGAAGCCGTATATAGTCGAACATTGTACAACACTGCATTTCCAGTAAACACTTGTTGTACATATCATTAACGACTTCATCCATTTTCCCTGAATCTATGAAAGCGGCTAACTTTACATATCTTCCATTGACTTCTTCGGCTTCTATCTGCATACGGTCAAGTGATGTATCGGCGAGTTTATACGCCTCCTCAAACGGTTCCGCTGGCGACCAACTCTCGTACCCGTCAGCATATTTAACGTGATAACCCATGCGCTTTGCATACTCTGCATCAGGCACTCTGCCAACTTGTAATAAACCTCTTTCATAAGCCTCGCCCATTGTCATAGGTTCTGCTTCAATCTGTTTTGTTCCAATGTACTTTTTCATTTTTCAAATTCTTCTTTTAATCGTTTCTCCGCAAATAAAGCAGCACTACTCAAAACATCATACCCTTTAGATTCTACGAATGATGCGTATTCCGCTTCGTTTTTCAATGTCAAACCGTCTTTATTGACATCGTAATCATTGGACGTTCTCAAAGTGAGTGTATGGTCTTGATAATCCCCATGTTCCTCTGCGTACTTCACGGCTTCATCGCCTACATCAATCATCTTCTTTTCGACCTCCCATTCTCCTTCATCGAAAAAGGAGTCGACATCTGAGAAATCGAAATCTACATCCATAATTCCGAGTAGTTAAAGTAGTTTGTACTCTTCACTGTATAAACTTCGCCTTGACCTCTTACGCTATCACCATCCATGCAACGTACTTCATCACCAGCCTTGACAGTAATTCTCTTCTCGCATACCACATGATAATTCGGACGATACACAGAGCCGTTATCAGATGAAAACTCTTTGGTAGTGTTATCATCACAACGGCATTTGCACACCTCCTGCCAGCTTTCACCACCTGTTCCGGGAATAGGTCTGCCAAACTCATCCTTATCCATTGGGGTGATAACTTTTACCTGCAATATGTGTGGGGCGAATATCATAAGAAAGTCACTTTAGGCTTATCACTCAATTCGTCTTTCAAACCGTACCGCTTGCACAGAAATGAATAGTAATCCTTAATGCCTTGAATGTTCCAAGACATAGAAAAACCGCTTTCGCTGATGGAAGTGGCACGAAGCAATAGAGAGGGGATGAACTTCGCAATTGCCACCGACACCCGTGTTTGGCAATCCTCGTTCATCTCACCCCCTCCGCTTATCTTTGCGTTCAGACATATATCGAAAAGGTCAGCCTCCGACAAGTTAACGCCGAAGGTCTGAAACTTCTGTAATATATAATCGTTTACTGTCATGCGTTCATCTCACTCAAATCGAAGTTCACAATCAGGTTCGGGTTCGCAATCTGCGGAATCCATTCGGCTGTGTATTCCAGATAGCGACCATTGCCGTCCTTGTAACCTGAAATCAGCATATCGCCATCTGCCTGAGTGTAATTACGTCCCGGTACACCATCCACAGCTTCATAAGGAGTGTGGAAGCGCATATAACCGATTTTATCCTGCGGAAGCAGGGAAATACGACCATCTGCATAAATGGGGATATTCTTACCTGTTTGGTCTACCACATAATCTTCCTTGATTTCAATAGCCGGAAGTCCGATACCTGTAAAAATGGTAGAAGCCAGTTGCGAGGTGATAAGCCCGGTAGACATATACATTTCATTGCCTGTAAGCTGCATTTTGAACTTATCTCCAAATTCACTTGAACCGATAATATTCTTGATGAATGTGCCACGGCTCATAATCATCTTGGGGAATGTGCCGTAAATAGATTTCACGCTCATTCAGTTTCTGCTGCAAGTAAGTGACGAAATAGTCTTTATCCTCTGTGTCCGGCTTGATAAACTTAAACGGCAAGTCGATGTTCAATAAGTCAATTCCTCCGGCATTGTCGTCCTTGTTCTTCACGCTTGCTGCTCCAGTCATCAACAGAGAGCCTACGATAATGTCCATACGCTTGTGCGGTGCCAGCAATACCTGACGGTAATCGTCATAGATGAAGTCCACGATGTCACGCATGGCTGCTTTCTGGTCTTCCGGTTTGGCGGCATTATACTTATCTATCAAGTCCTGCAAGTCAGACAAACGGTCGATTGAGATTTGATAGCGGTCACCCAAATAGGCAATCTCACCATATCCGGAACCGATATTCCTGCGTTCACGGATAGGCTTTTCGCCATAACGGGAGTTGATGGAACCAGCCATCACGCCAGTAACCTGACCGATGTAGTCTTTAAATACACGAGTAGTAGTCCTACGGAAGCCCAAATACTGCTGCCAATAAATTGTGTCCTTTCTTGTCTTGAGGACACGCTGAATCACTGCATTTACAATGTTCGGGTCATTAAACAATGTATGAATAGTTAGCATCATATATTAGTCCTCCTTTCTTTATTTTGCCATTATACCTGCGTTTTTCAACGCTGTCAATAATCCGTTAAAGTTTTCTACCGACACCGTACCAGATGCATCATTCACTTTGGCTGCCTGCTTTACACCTCCAAGAGCAGAAGTCGTAGCTGCTGTTAAAGTATACTTGTTAGCTTGTGCTGCAACCCCATCCAATTTGACTTTATCTTCCTTACTCATCAAACCGTCCTGACTAGAAGAAGCCTTAGGAATAGATACGGCTTCTTTTTCTTGTTTGACATCCAAAGCGTTAAACTGGAAGTGCGGCATATTCGCCTTGTCAATATCTGCGAAAGGCATTACCAGCTTGGTCGGTTCGATTTCAAACGCACGCATCAAAAGGGAAACCAATACTATGCCATCCTCTACCTGCTTCCTTTCATACAGAGCTGAATTTGCGATAACTTTGGGCGTTGTACCATCTGCGGCTGTCGCTTCGTAAAGAACTGTTCCAGCTTCTAGATTTTCTCCAAAGTCTGCCGCTAACGTCAGCTTATCAAAAGCTTTGTCAGCCTTGTCAATAGCGTTGATTGTCGCTCCATGCGCACCGTTACCCAAGTGCATACCTTTGTAAGCCAAAGAACGTTTCTTGATTTTCAATGTGGTATTGGAGCCTGTCGTAAACTTCTCATATACTTCCACACGGATAGCCACTTGGGATGTTTTCTTCACCAAGTCAGCTGCAATCGGTGTGAATGAGGGCAAGTACGAGCCGACAACGAGGTTGGTTGTGTCCAACTTATACGGACCTCTGCGTCTGCGTCCGGTTTCTACGTCGTAGCGTTCTTCCTGCTCAACTTCCGGTTCAAGATTATACTTAAATCCTGCTGCCATAAAATCACTGTTTTTGTTGTTCTACAATTTCTTTAGTGTCGTCTGCAATCATTTTCGCAAACGCCTGAGTCTCATTCTCCAGTTCTTTTTTTGCTGTATCTGGAGGAACTACACCCTTAAAGCCGTCATTCGCAAACTCCTGCTTCAAGTCCTTGAAGTATGCGTCCAAGTCCTCATCGTCCTTAATGGCGCATCGTTTGGCGTAGTTTTCGGGAATACCATACTCCTTTGCCTTTGCCAAAATCTGCTGGCTACGTGTTGCTTGAGCCTTTTCTGCTTCAAACTGCGTTAGCTTATCAGAAAGGTTCTTGTTGGAGTCAATTAAAGCTTGCGCCCATGCAGGCACATCGTCTTTATTCTCTTCCGTTTTGGTGGTTGTGGTAGTCTCGATTGGCTTACCGTCTTTAAGGTTATGCCTCTTCTCGTAGTTAGTCACTGCCGTTTTTGAAGCATCCCCGGCACGGAAATCACCATAGGAATTAAGCACGTCCGAAAAGCTGATACCCTCAATAATAGAGTTTACCTTTGTCTCGTCCGTTACACCCTCTGCCTTTTTAGTAGCGATTCGGGTTAAGATAGCAGTGTCCACCCCAGCGAATTTCTGTTGTAGCCCTGCTAAGATTTGTTCTAAGATTGTCATACCGTATGAATTTGATTTATAAATTTCTACGGTAAATTTCGCTATTTATAAAGAGGGTGAGAAATAATCAGATAGGTGATACACGACAATAAAACGATTGTCGTAAAATGGTATAAAAAAAGGCGTGAAACCGAATGAATCACGCCTAAAATATATCACGACAAAAACTTATACTTATACTCCCAACACTATATTTGCATCAATATTTAGCTTCCGGCTTATCTCACGAGCAACTTTCAAGGTTGGTTCACATTTACCAGATATATAATCACTTAATCGTGATGGGCTGACACCAACCAACTTTGCAAGTGATTTTTGATTAAGCCCCATTTCGTACATACGAAGTTTAAGAACATCCACAAGTGTTGGTTCTCCCAATGCAAAATGTTCTTCGGAATAATCAGCAACCAAATTAGAAAGAAGCTCCAATTCTATGCTATTTGGGTCATTCAAAGGAGTATCATCTTTCACTAATGGAAGAAGTTCCTCTACTCTTTTCACCGCCCATTCATATTGGGCTTGATTTTCTATCTTTGTCATAATCCTAAATATTAGCGCAATCTATTTTATCATATTCTTTATGAGTACCAATAAAGCGAATATACACAAACTGAATAGTGAATTTAATCACTACTACCAAACGATAGTTATTGCCTTTGATATTGAAAACATAGTGTTGATTACCTACACTATCAACGCTATTAAACGTTTTCTTAATATCGGCAAAACAGGTCCACTTGCTTCTTTTCACAATGGTAGTCCATTCTTGCAAAGCGACCTTTGAATCGGGATGGTTCTCTGCATATTCTTTTAATGCTTGTTCGGTAAATATTCTCATTGGTTACTCAATTATCGTGTGACAAAAAATACATATATAATTCTATAATTCAAAATATATTCTAATATTTATAATTTAAAGAGACAAAAAAATAGCGGCAACTCTTTGAAGCCACCGCTAACTATTTTCTTATACTAAAACTATAAGTCCCGTAATTTTTCTAACTAAGAGGCGTTTTTCTTTCCCTTATCTTCGATTTGCTCATTCTTTGCTGCTTGTTCCTCTTTGATTTCTGCAAGTTCCTCTTCTACCCTATCAGCATTTCCGGCAAACATGATTCCCTCACGCGTTGACCAGATGCCACCACTGACAGCGGAAACGGCAGTGGTCACCTTATCATTCAAATCATCAATCATATATGGAACCAGTTCTGTTTCTATGTCAATGGTCTGCGATGCCTTGCTAAACTCGGTTGGATTGATAGAGCCTAAAGCGGAAACAATGAAATTTACTCTCCGCTGCAAGAACTCACCGATAACCTCACCGTGATTTTCTACCGCCATATGTGCACCCATGAACATAAAGCGGAAAGCGGTTCCTGATGCTTTGCCTACCCCCTTCAACGTCTCAAAGGATATTCTTGGAGTGTTTGACATATCATAAGCCATATTAGTGAGTGTTTCTGCTTCAAAACGTACCGTATCCGGAACTTGGTTCCACGTCAGATACTGGGCATCCGCACCTTCACCTGTAAGTTTGACCATTCTATCCTTAACCTTACCCATGAAACCCTCTACATCACCAATTAGCTTCAATAGTGGGAAGAAATGGTAGTCTATACAATCAGCATAATTGGATAATAGTTTCTCCAACCGGACCCGAAAAGTCTTTATCTTCTTGCAATAAGGTTCAGGACGATAAGCATAGAGAACCGGTAGTTTTGGGAATCCATGAGTAAAAGGAGTTCTTTCTTCATACCCTTTAGACAAATCCCATTGATAAACCATTTTGTCCGTGATAGTCATAAAGCAGGTGACCTCCGAATCATCCATGAGCTTCTTTTTATACTCACGTGAGAAAGCAATCATTTTACCTTCGTCGTTAAAGAACGGGTATAGCTTATCACCTCTGAATGGAGACCATAACACGCTTTTCAGTTTCTTGGTGGGCTTGACCTTGCCACCGAACGTAGTCTTAACTTTCTTCCAAAACTTTGCCCAAAACGAATCATCATCGGTAACATACCAATATTCTGCCGCTTCTTGTTCGGAGAGCCAGGCACGGACAATCTTCTTGTTTTGGTATTTGATTTTGTTGGATTTAAATACAGCCTTTACCGCATCCAGCAGCTTCTTTTCATCATCATCAGTCGGAATGCAATCCATAGACGGTTCTGTGCCGACCGTGAAAGCAGTTTGGATGTTCACGATATCCTGTTCCAATGGAATGGAGATACGGTTCACCGGTTCAGTCTTATACTTTGCTTCGATTTCATAAGTCTTACCCGTTTTTTCATCGAAGTGCTTCTCTGCTTCTTTTTCAAGAACCTTTCTGTCCGGATATTTCTTTTTGTCAACCATGATTTCATGTCGTTCCGGATTCCAATCATCCCAAAGTTTGCAACGGTCGGGAAGTTCAGTCTTCCTACCTTTCTTCAGGTAGTTTATCTTCTGCCCGATGTCAGGCAATGCTAATATTTCTTCTAAATTCAATGGCATAGTTTATATTTTTAATGTGTGAATATTCCTGTTAAATCTTTCGGCTTCTGAATCTTACCAAGAAGCTCACCCAATACATAGTAACGTACAGCATCTATTCCGTGATTGTCATGGTCTTCCGGTTCGTTGATATAGTTCCCGTCCTTATCCTTTGCCCAAACATACTTTCTGAACTCGCTTTGCAAGTTGTACGAGCGTTTGGTTATATAAATCTCCATATCTTTCATTTTGTCAATTCCGGCATTGATAGAGCCTGCACCTTTCTCTACGGCATATATCTTGATTCCTCCGTTGTGTATCTCTTGAATCAAACGTGGGTCTGCGCTGTCAGCAATGACTTTCAATCCCCACGGGCGAAGAGTCTTGATGATGTCAGAAGAAAGCAATCCAGTACGGTAATCCACTTCATCCAAGTAAAGGGCGTTATCAACGATACCACAACGAATGGAAGCAGACGGGTCATGCGTATAACCGAAGTCTTGCCCGAAAGCAATTTTCTTTGCCCAAGCCGGGAACTCGTCAACAATTCCCCACTTCTTGAACACAGCACCTTCTGCAACGTCAGCCCACCGGCCGATAACCACATGAGCATACTTTTCAGGATTACTCACCTTCATATCTTCCACCTCTTTCAGGAACTCAGGAGAAAGGTTATCCAAGTTATCAAAATACGTAGTATGGATATGGAGCACATTCGGATGAGTGGAAATCTGAACCTGCACACCGTCAATCTCTACCAGCTTGTGAGTTTTCTCAATGTATTTCTTGTAGATGAAGTGATTGGAATCACATGGGTTCATTATAATGATAATCCGGTTCTGAATACCCTTCTTGCGAATGGAGAGCATTATCTTGTCGAACTCATCTTCGCTTGTCCACTCTTCCGCTTCATCGCAGACAAAAGTCGTAATGCCTTGAATGGATTTCAGTTTTGCTGTCTGGTTTCCGGAAGAAGTCTTGATACCCCGAAACATGATACGGCTCTTAGTCATCTTATTGACTATGTCCGTCTTTGTGGTCTTGAAATATTTCGTGGTACCGTCCAAATCTATCTTCTCCATCATTTCGGGGATGATAGACATACCGGCAGAAACCATCGTGTAACGGGTGTAAAGAATCTGATGAACTATTTTCTCTACGGGAGTCATTTCAAAAGTCAACCGCTCAATAAAGGTAGAAGCATTGAAAGACTTTCCCGAACCACGCCCACCGGTAATAAGAATTATAAATTTTTCCTTATCCTCGTATAATGGATGGTAAATTTCTTGAGGTACTATCATTTCAGCTTGTCTTTAATCCAAGAATCAATGTTGATGCCATGCTCTATGTCTGTTGGAATATCAGCGTCTTCATCTTGTTTGCGCTCAATCTTTCTCCAATCTTCATCATGGTGGTACAGCCAAACGGACATTGCTTGCAAATTAGGAGCCAACTCGCTTTCGCTTACTTGTAATTCATCTTCGCCCGTCAAATTCCCTTCTGAATCACGGAGCTTTCTTACCACGGTGCTTTTGGTTTTTATGCCACCGAGAGCCATTGCAAGGAATTTAGCCCTTACAGTGGCATTGATTGTCGCGCGCCCACGCGCTAAGACTTCGGATATTTCGGTGTACTCACTTTTCTTTTCGCAGAATGTTTGAGGCAAAATCCCTATGGCATAAGCAATTTCCTTGTCAGTGAATCCCTTTTTGGCATACGATTCCACGAGAGAAAGAAATTCCTCGCTTGTATAATCAAACTTAGGCTTTCTTCCTCCTTTACCTTTTCTATTTTGAGATTCACTATTGCTCATATTACTTCTTTAATTTTCCACATTTCTCACATTGTTCATACCTGAACTCAGAGAACATCACACTACCTTTCCAAACATAATGATGAACACAAAACAGGTTTTGCTTTAGAACATTCCTTATCCAAAGTATAAAATCGCCAATCATAATTTTAACCGTTATTGTTACCCATATAGACACGGCGAGAAATTGGCTTGTTTCCATAGACATCAACTCCTCTTTTTGAGAAATAGCTATCTATTTTCTCAGCATATCTTCCCATTATGGATTTCGTTCTATCCCTTATGTTTCTTTGTCTTGCAGAACCTAACCCGTATTGTCTTCCAGCGTTGTACATTATTCGTCTGGACTGCTGATATAACTGGCTATATGTTTTCTTTCTAACTCAGCTTTCCTCCCAATAATTAATCTATTCTTTCTACTTGTTCATCAAAAACTTCTCCCTTTATAAACTTCATATCTGGTTCATACCCGAACCTTTCGCAGAAAGCGGCTTTAGCTTCATAGGTATCAAAGGACAACACCACATAGGCATCCATGTTCTCGGCTTGCTTCTGTGCGTTTTCTTTCACCTGATGTTTGACCTCTTTCATGTGGGCAACCTTTTCGACACGTTCCAACTGCTTGGCGGCTTTATCGGCTTCTTTCTGTTCGGAAACTGGGACCATCATATCAGACAAAGCATCCGCAATAGAGTTTTCCTCTTCGGTCTGCAAAAGATAGTCGACACCAATCATATTCAAGTCTGCATCGGTCAGACCTGCATCTTTCCAGTCAATATCAGGAACAATACGGGCAAGAGCGTCAAAATCCCATGTCCCTTGTGCATTAGGGTTGTTCATTAGAATGTTTAACTCCTTTTCCTGCTGCTCGTCCACGTCTATGACATCGACACGAATGCGGTAGTCGTTATCGGGAAACTTTTGCAATTCGTCCATGACAGACAAACGCTGGTGCCCGCTGACTACGGTAAGACCAGTACGCTTGTTCACGACAATTCCACCGACTAAACCAAACTTCTTGATGCCACGTTTCAGTGTCTTACGTGATTCATCGGAAAGTTTTCGGGGATTATAATCCGCAAAGTGAATGGCAGAACGATTAAGTTCCACCGATTCACTCTTTATGTATTTTGATAATTCCATATTAGCCATTACTTAGACCGAAACCTCTCTGCCGAAGAGTATTCCTTTCGGCTCTTGCTATAAGATTATCACGAGATTGTTTTGCACGCCTGCTTGCAGCACTGCTACTCCATGTATTTTTTCTTCTCCAGTTAGCTTCGCTCAATCTTTCTGCCTGAGCATATATCTGTTCTCTTGTCTTTCTTTTTCTGACTCAGCAATCCTCCTTATTAATTTTGTTGATTATGATACTCCCAAAGCACTCTTTCAGCCATCGGGAAAACTCTGTAAATTCTCTGTAAATCTTGCGGGTAATTCTTCTCCATCCAAAGCATACAATCAAGATTGAAACCTACTCCCGAACTGGCTTTCAATGAATATCGAACTGGTTCGGGTAAATTGTGCTGCCTCATATAAGCAAGAATATCCTTTTGTGTCCAATCAGCCAAAGGATAAACCATACCGTTATTCTCGTAACCGTTTACCTCATACCCTTTCAACATAAGCCTACGATTCATACCATCAGCTTTTTTCATGCCCAAGAATGTATAATAAACTCCATGAGTAAGCTGCATAGCCTTTACCACATCTGCCAACTTCAATAGCTTTACTTTCGGATTTGGCACACAATACATACCGCCACGGAGAATATAAGTAAGATTCCAATGTGGTACTTGAACAAACTCTATTTTCGGATATTTGGCTTTAGTCCAGTTTATCCAACGGTTAATATGTTCCAAATTCTTGACAAAATACATGAACACGCAAACAATCCGGTCAAACTTCGGATAGACTAAATCAAGCAGAACAAGCGAATCTTTACCAAGTGATAAAAACAGTAAAGCCTCATTCGATTTTACCCGAATGAGGTCTATATATTGACTCGCTTGTTCTACTTTGTTCATAGCTAGCCACCACTTAAACCAAATGAAGTACGAAGATCACTGTAACGCTGTCTGCGTGATCCTAACTGTGTGGCACTTGCTGTACCTCTACGATTGGCAACCAATCTACCACCTGCCCCTGCACCATTCATATTTCTGCGAGGCCCGGCTACTCTGTTAATTCTTCTTGCGACTCTGCTTTCTAATTTTAAAAATTAAACAAATCAATCTATATGTTTTTCTAATATCTTGCCCAAAGTATAATTCATTTGTGCAGCAAGATATTCTTCGCCTTGATGTTCGTAAACAATATCATTACCGTTTTCATCTGTGAGAATAACAGCTTCTGCTGCTTTCACTTCAACGATAATATAAGGACGTTTACCTGTATATGCACCTGTCAGAAGCTTGATTGCATCGTACTTGATAGGCTTCAATTCTACCTCACCTTCTTCAGGCAGTTCTGCATCAGCCGGATATTCTTTACCGCCACATAGGTAAGTGATATACTTCTTAGCGTTAGTTGGTCTGATTTCACGGTATTCGTGGGTTTTCTTGCCTGCCAAGATTTCATCGAAATACTTCTGTTTGATGCTTAATGTAAGAATGTTCATAATCGTGTCATTTTTTTAATTAATACTCAATAGTTGCGGGGGGCTGAATCGAACAACCGACCTTCACCAAGTCAAAGTGAAAAGCTACCACTGCTACACCCCGCGATAGTACCCCAAAGGTACTACCACAACCAAAGATAACGAAATATCTTCAATCGTTATACACGACAATCGGCTTATTGTCGTGAACTAAGCCATTTATCCCGTCTTTCTCTACACGCCTCTAAGGTAGGCGCACAACAAGCAAAGAGTTCACCACTTTCAGTACGGTAATCGTACTGGTACATTCTCACTCTCTTACCTCTCAACCTGGTGTTGTAGGTGGTGTAATTCTCTTTACCGGGCTGGCATACGCTGCAACCTCTTTCGTCGTTAATTGAGTTCATAATTAAATCCCCATTTTACTAATTATTTTCTGACTGATTTTTTCTGCAACCATAGTTTTCAGCTCTTCAATATCAAGAAGGGACACAATGATATTTGCATCAAATTCTTTGGCTACATTCTTTGCAACTGCTCTAACAAATGTGCCGTCTTGTATTGATTTGCTTACGCTTTTGCCTATTCTTCTTGTTACTTCTGCATTTACTATCTGCTCAATATTGAGGCTTTTTACAGCATCACTGACAGCTTTAGACATTGCATTATTCAATGCCACACTGTCTACATCAAGTTCTAACGTACAATTACCTTTCATTTATAATCTATATTTAATGTTTCGCATTCAATTTTTCACATTCAATCTTTCTTCACTCGTATAAGCCACTACAAGCCCAGTTTCATCATGCTGTATGGTGATGTACTTTTCCCCCCTCTCTATGGTGGTAAAATCGCACATACTACATAACTTACCCAATACTTTGCCCAATTGCTTCATCAGTGGGGCTTCAGGGCTGATAACTAAAACTAAATCCGCTTTCATAATCGTGTATATTGTGGTAGCCCGAAAGCTACCGGATTAGGACTTAAAATAATCAAAATATATATTCACCTGTTTGTTTGTCATAGACACCTATTAAACCGTCTTTATACTTTTTACGGTAATTTTCATAATGTCTTGTTATGATTTTAAGAGAATTAGAATCTTTCACAAATACACCGTTAAGCTCTAAATAATACCGTTTCATATTCTTCTATATTGCGCAGGGCTTTCGCCCTGCTGATTAAACTTATGCTAATTCTATCGCTCTTGCAGGCACACAAATCATAGTCCATGTTTTGCCCTCTTTTAGGTAATCCACAGAGTATTCAACTTCAAAAGTGCAAACATTCATATCAACGCATGATATAGTGCCCTCTACTTTGCCCTTTTTAGTAGTTACGACCACTGACTGACCTTTCTTAAATTCTGTTGTCTTCATATCTTCTATGTTTTAATTGTTATTACTTCTTGTTTGATGATACAAATGTAAGGTATATATATCACATATCAAAACAAAGAGTGATATTTAATATCACATTTAACACTATTTAGTGATAGATATATATCACACTCATATAATAAGCGTATCTTTGTAAAAACAAATCATATAACCATGAATAGAATCAAAGAAGTAATAAAAGAGAAAGGCTTAACCATAACAAGCCTTGCTGACAAATTAGGTATCGCACGTGAGAGTCTTTCACGTATGATAGTGTCACCATCGTACCCAACACTTGAAAAAATTTACCACTGCCTTAGATGTACCCATGTGGCAGCTCTTTGCGTCACCGGAAGAAGTGAAAGGAGAGGATGAAAATGCTATCACTTGCCCTCATTGTGGGAAGAAAATTAAATTAGAGAAAGGAGAATAATATGGACTATTTAATAATTGGAATACTATTCTTTGTAGGAAATGCCATTTGGAGTATTGCCTTTTTATTTATCAATCTTACGCAAAGAAGAAAGGTGAAAATATAGCTCTTAAAGAAGATTCAAAAGAAATCGCAATGCTTACAGAGTTAGGGAAAAACATGGCTACTAAATCCGATATACGCGAAATAACATTAATAGCTGAAAGAACAAAAATGAAGCAACTAGAGAATCCGCACAGAGAATATCTTA